GCATTGATCATGGCTGCGTTGCTTCAAGTTCTGCTTCAATATCGAAGTCATCACCGAGCACTTCACCTTCAGCAAGACGAGTAAGGAATGTTTCCTGCGTGATGGTGCCTGCGGTGTACACCTGCAGCAATGCCAACACATCCTGCGGTTCTAATCTGGTGCCAAGGAAATCACGGTTTACATAACAGCTGCCGGCTTGTTCGGGTGTGCCGAGAAACTCCGCATGAAACTGCAGGCAATTGTCGATCATGTCCTGCACATTTTGCGCGATCACCATCATCGTGCTATCACCTTGACTGCGATCGATTCGTTTTGCCTCAGCGGTTTCAGCTGATAACTTCTGACCGAGCACTGCCGCAAGTCCTAGTTCATTGATCTGCGATGCAAGTTGATCTAAGCGCTTGAATTGATAATCAAAGCTCCTGCCACCTGGCTCGATGTACTCCGCACGACCTTCTGCCGGAAATGCGATAGCTTCACCAGGGCCAGCTGATACTTCCTCAGCACTGGTAGGGAAACCGTAAAACGCTAGCATCGGCACTGCTGAGATGTGCAGCTGATTATCTAGATCAGATTGCACCTGATAGGTTTTCAGGTTCAGCTCTGCGATGTCTTGCAACGGTGGCCGTGACTCCATGTAACCAACGCGATCGGAGTAGGCAACCGAAAACGGGATCCGATCGAGTGTTGTGGTGCCTTCATCATGAAGCTTGAAGTCACCGGTATCATCATCTTTACGATGCAGTTCATATGCACCAGGCGTTAGCACTCGCACCTGCTCGACTGCTTTCTCGCCATAGTCACCATCGGGTTCGGTGACCACTTCCCGCAACCGCAGCTGCGTTAGTTTCTGCGTGCCGTCTTCCAGTTCAGTGCGCCAGCCGAGGATGTCCCTTGGTGAATACGCAATCCAGTACGGTCTACCGCCATCTTGCGGTGCATCGACGAGCACACCGACATGACCGTAACGGATCATCGTGCGCGCAGTTTCGTAGCACCAGGTATTCAAATCATTGCCTTGCAGATCAACATCAAACAACTGCTCACGAATCGTGTCACCGGTGTCATTCAACCTGACTGGTTTGCGTGTCAACATCCCGGCCAGCATCCGCTCAATGCGGACGAGGTATGGCGGGCAAACGCTGCGAACAAGGCGAGCGTCGTAGGACTCATCAAGCTCGCGCGGCTCCTGCGGAAGATAGGTGCGGTGCTTCTTTCGCATCGCAGTGGTGCCCTTGGATAGATCCTCGATTAGGATCCAATGCTCCTCCATTGCGTGCCATGCCGCATTCGCGTCAGATACCTTCGTGACTGCGCGCTTGGCGGTCGGCCGGTCGTAGTGGTTGAACCCGGAGTACATCTGCAGCGCTGCGTTGATTGCAGTCTACCGATAGCAAAAAACCAGGGCCGAAGCCCTGGCTGATGAGTAGCAGGAATCCTAGAGGCTCGCGCGCCTTGCCTAGGTTGTTCACCCAGCTGCTGACTGGGACGCCTATCCGTTACAAATGGCTCAATCAGCTTAGCTTCTCCTTGAGTTGAACGAGAGTGCCATCGTTGACGATCACCTTATCAGGGGTAATGTCTTCCAATCCGCCTTCGCTGCTGTGGTTTCCGTCATATCTGACGCCAGGTCGATCGATGCGCCATAGCTCACCGCCGAGGTTGCGGATCATTGCGGCTTCATTGGGAAACCGCACATCATCGATCACGACGCAACCGCCATTAGCGATGATGCGTTGCGTTTCGGCGCGAGCGATCATCACCCAGAAATCCGGGTGGATGCAGGCCCTGCCCCATTCGGTGCCGAACGTTTGCATCATGTGACGTGCCGATACGCCAAGCTCGGGGATAATGGCTTCCTTGTCTGTGTAGACATAACGAAAGACTTCAAGACCGAGGTCATTAAGCATGTTCCACACAGCCCGCTTGAGTGGCGCTGCGAATGACACGCGTTGATGCTCAATAAGCAGATTGGCTGCGGTGGTTTTGCCGCAGCCTGGTGCAGTGCTGTAAAGCCCGATAAGTTTGGGCAGTGTCATTTGCCCTCCTCCATCTCAAGATCATCGATCAAATCCTGCAGATGATCGAGGAACGGGTAGTACTCCAGCTCCTCTTCAGTGGTCAGCTCTACGAGCTGCGCGGCAATCTTGAACAGCTGCTGTCGTCTAGTCATCGGTGGGTGGTGGTGACTGATGGCATTATGCAGGAGTCTGGCCGTGCTGCGCTGTGTGGTGTGCCACTTGCGCAGCCGGCCGTTCGTTCACGGTGTAGCTCTTGCCGATCAGCGTGTCGCTGGTGGCTGCGTTCATGGTGCTTTTGGCGGTTGCCACTTGGCTCCTTTGCGGATGTTATCAGCGGCCCATAGCGGCTGCAGATTGGTGTAGTGAAAGCACTGCCGCTGCTGTTCTGGATCAGTGAGATCAAAGCTTGCGCAAGGGCGGATGTGATCAATGTGCCAGCCATCACGCCCGTAATTGTCCCAGCTCATGCCATCAGCGAACTGAGTTTCAAGATGGTGGCGCAGCTGTTCAACGGTGCAGCCGATCAGCCTTGTGGTCTTGCAAGCCTTGGCGCCAAACTGCTTTCTAATAGAAGTGTTAATCAGTGATGCAAGCTTTGATCGCAACTTGAATGCTGGATTAGACGCCATTCGGTTTGCCTGCCATTGCCGACGGTAAGCCCTGATCGATTCAGCATTGCGTTTTCGATATTCAGATTCGCGCTGCCTAACTTGATCTGTCCGATGCTTGATGCGACGAGATTCAGCGGCTTTCACAAGATCAGGATTGTTTTGCTGCCATCGCCGACGATACTCGGATTGCTTGTTAGGATTTGCAGCCAGAAAAGCTTTGCTATGCTGAGCCATACAAGTGGCGCAAGATCTTGTTGATGTGTATCTGCCTGTGCAGTGCCCATGTTTGCAAGGGCCAATGTAATAACGCTTTAACCCTTGTCTTTTGGCTTGCTTGCGGCTGATGAAGGGTCCGTAAAAAAGCTGCGTGGGCTGTTGATCCAGCAGCTCCAACTGGGTCATAATGGTCATGTCGCCTGGGAGTTCAGGTGGCCGTGCGCAGGAGGTTGCCGCCTCGCTGCGCCACCATTCTAATACACGCGTATTCCTGTGCCCTTGCCGGCATTTAGGTGTAGTGGGTTAAATTCACTCATGATCAGATAGCCCAATCCGTCGCTCCAATGCTCGATGCCGCCTGTCTTGTCGATCACGTAATCGTCGGCGCCTTGCTTGTACGTGACATTGCGGAGCGCCTTGATTGTGTTCTTGCAGCGCGGATGAACAAACAGTCGGATCTGGCCGTTGGCATTGCGGATCATGCTGTTCGTGGCATTGATCTTATCCTTCACCGCCCATGGCGCCTTAGGGCTGACGCAACCGAAACCATACTGGCGGATGATCTCGTGGTCAGTGCGGCCGGCGGATGAAGTCTTGCGCGCCGAGCCGGTCGGATCAGGAAATGCGATCAGCCTGCGATTCCTGAAGCGATCTTTGAGCATTGCGCACACTTCATCAGTATTGGTCTGACGAACTGACACTTCATCCCAGATGTGCAGCGTGTCGCCAACACGGCTGCCGATCACACCAGCCAGCACGCTCACGTTGAAGTCAGTGCCCCACATGATCGGACCGCCGGTGTCTTTAACGTCTTCGCTGATGTTGTCGTCTCCAAAGTCGGGATACACTCGACCGGATAGCGTTTCAAAACTGGCGAGATATTCCTGGCGAAAGGTGCGTTCATCCAGCGTCAGCCGCGCAGCCTCGATCTCATCTTCTGGCACATTGCCGCCTTCAATTGTGGTGTAACTGAAAGTGGCCCAGTCGTCGAAGTCTTGCGCTTGCTCCCATAAATCATGGAACCAGTTGCTGGATCCTGCTGGTGTGGTGATAAACCATGCCGGCCCGCATTGATCAGACAATGCAGGACGCAGCACCATCTCCCATGCGTCTTGCTTGACATAGGCAGCCTCGTCAATCACAAGCGCACTCAAGCTGACGCCACGCAACGCATCGGCGCGGTCCGATCCCTTGAGCTGAATGCGGCTGCCGTTGATCAACTCAACAGACAGCTCTGTTTCATTCGTTTTTAGCATCATTTCCAAGGGCAGCATTGACTTCAGCTCTCGCCATGCGATTTGCTTGGCGCTGATGTAAGTCTGCGTCACGTACCAACTTAAACTGCCTGGGTTTTCAATCGCCCAAGCGATCAAGCGTGCAATACACAGGTAAGTCTTCCCAAAACGACGCCCTGAGCACAAGAGCTTGAATCGCTTATCGTCATCCCAAACTTTGCGCTGCGGCTCGGTAAGACTGCGATATAAATCATTCGCGAGTGGTTTGTAGTCACGTCGCTTCTTTTGCTCTTCTTGCACCGCAACCTGCAGCTCTGCAAGCCTTGCGAAGATCGCGTTACCTTTCCTCATCAGCTGGCAGCAACTGCTGACCGGTTTTCGCTTGGATGCGCAATAGCACCATACGTTCTTGATCTGGTGTTAAACCAGCTTCTGCGATTGCAGCAACAGCTGCTTCGATACCTTCAGCGCGTGCACGCGTTACGGCTGCATTATCGCTGTAATGTTTGCGATACGCCGGTGCATGTGTGAGCAACCATTGTGCGTCCTTGGTTTCACCTTTATCAGCAGATTCTGCGATTTTACTTACTAACCTCAGGCCACCTGCGGCGCGTCCTTCATTAACAGCTGCTAAAAGCGCTAGCTCTTCCCTGGTAGGATTTTCGCCTCTAGCGTTAGACATCCACATGCGAAATGATGGATAACTAACACCAACAGCGGAGGCGATGTGCTCTAGCGGCGCACCAAACTCAGCAAGAAAGCGCACCTTATTGATGACTTCATCATTGAGTTTGTAGTGCCGACGCGCTAGTTTCATGGATTGAGTTTAGTAGTTGCTTGCGTTTTTCATCGATCAGGTGCATACTGCTGACGTAAGTCGTAGCAGTGATGGCGAGATTGACTTGGTACGTGCCATCGGGTTGTAGCTCGTACCAAAGTCGTTCGGGCATCAGGACTTCACCTGAACAGGCATGACTAAGTAAATGTTAACATCATCATCAGGATCTGCAAGGACCACGGGTGTGGTGCTGGTATTGGCACGGATCTGCAGCTGACTGCCGTTGAAGCCTTTGACGCCATCGAGCAGGTAATGCACGTTAGCGGCGATGTCGGGCAGATTACCATCAACCGCAATGGATTCAGCACCGCTGCTGGTTTCGGTTTCGGCGGTGAGTTTGCCATCGGTGATCTTAACCACGGAGTTGTGGCTGTCGGCGATGACAGCGATGCGTTCCAATGCACGCAGGAGGGCAACGCGATCAACGGTTGCAGTGTGATCAAACCGTTCGGGTACTAACTGCGCAACGTTGGGATAGGTACCGGTCAGGATCCTGCTGGTGATGGTGGTGTCACCTGCGGTGAAGCTGACATGTGCCGCATCAGACGCAACGGTGACGGGTTCACGCAATAACGCCATGGCACGCGCGGGAACGGTCAATGCCATGGCTGGTGTGTCGCTGTCAACGGATCGCATCACGAGACGATGCCCATCGGTTGCAGCAAGGCTGCAGGCAGCACCATCGCAGACCACGCGTACGCCTTGCAGGATGGCCTTGGACTCATCCGTGGAGCACGCGGGCAGCACCGCCGGCAGCACGCCTTGCAGGGCCATACAGGCACCTGTAGCGGCATCCAACGTCGGCAGATCAGGGAAATCATCCGCAGCATCGCAGGAGAGGCTGTAGGAGCCGCTTGTGGAGGCGATGTCGCAGCGATCACCAGCATCAGCAACGGAAACGGTCAAAGCGCCATCCAGGCGGCTTGTGATCTCAGATAGCAACCGATGCGGGATGACGATACTGCCGTGCTTCTCAACACTGGCGGTGATGGTCGTGGTGATACCAAGCTCTAGGTCATAACCGGTGACGGCGAGATTGCCATCGCTCGTAGCGGTGAGCAAAGCACCAGCGAGCACTTTATGCGTGCGGCCATTACTAACAGCACGCGAGATTGTTTTGAGTGCTGACGAAAGATCAGCCTGTGATGCGGTGAATTTCATTGACAACAAATGCAGTAACAGTTTCGGCTTGTCTGCGGTTGAGGTCGCCGTTCATACGACGCGCCACAGCCGAGACTAAGCGATGGTACTCCGCCGTGGTCAGCCGTGCAAGGGCACGATCACGGATGAACGCCGATCGGGTCTTACCAACGGCAGCAGCCTGCCGGTCCAGGTGTTGTAAATCATTGGCTTCAAATCGAACCTTGGTTTCAATCATCAATGGCATCGAGAACGGCTGAATCGTAGCAGAACGGCGCCGTCCAACCTGTTTTTGGGGGTTAGGACGGTGAGACGCCTTGCTACCACTGGCTTTGTCTATCCGTCCTACTAACCTAACCTACTAACTAAAGTATGTTTAAAAGAGGGGGAAGGGGAGCGTTAGGAAACTCTTGGACCCTAAGGAGGACGGGACGACGGTAGGACGGCCAAAACGCCAGTCATACCAATGGATCTGGGCGTCTAACCGCCTAGTTGGACGTTTTGTAGTGCCACCTGCGCCGCCCTGATGACTCTCGACGCTTCACGAGGCCCAAATCCTTGAGGATGGACCCAACCTGCATTTGATCCGCGCGGGTCTGACGCTCGACTGGCTTCTTGATGCCATGCGTTAGGACCTCCTCAATCGTCAATACATCTGTACATTTACGACGGGCAAGATACTCCTGTATTGGTGCACGCCAAGGCGAATCAACAACGTAGTTGGTATTCTCTTCATTGACCATATTTTCAAAGGTTTGAGGTAAACGATTGCTTTCATTGTTCTGGTATGCGTTAACAGCAGCGGACCAGATCGCATCGCGTTCTAGCAGCAGCGCTGCGGTGTTGATTTGATCCGTTTGCGTCTTGGTTGTGGGTATGACCCAGAAGCGACGGTTACCGGTTTCATCAACCAAGAATCCAGCGGTTTTGTTTGTTGTACCGACAATGATTCCACGCCGTGGGAATGACTCAACGGCTTTACCGTATGGCACACGAAGTAAATCAACACCTTGAGATAAGAAGGCTTTTACTTGACCTGCGTGCTTACGATTTGTGATGT